CCCTTATGCTGCTGTGTAGGTCCACGTGCCGTTAGATGTGAACGATCCGGAGAAAGTCTGTGCGTCCTCGTATGCGCCCGTCTCTGAATATCCGGACAAGACAAAGCTACCGCTGATTTCGTCCCCGTCTGGAAATTCGAATGTGATATCCGTCAAGAAGCTGTCCGTTGCAGTTGTGGACATGGCGATATCGCGCAGCACGTTGTCCTCTTCGTAACCCTCAATCGAGAGTTCCAAAGAGCGCCCCGTCAGGATGCCCGCGAGGTGCGTGACGAACCCTGAATCGCCTTGATCCTGCACGTCGATTGGTGAGCCGTTGACAGTGACGGAAACAGTCCGACCGCCCGCGATTGTCACCGCATTCTTTTTGATGAGGCACAAGCGGCCCGTAAGTTTTGCCATGATAAAGCCCTTTCAGTGGCCGTTGTGGTGGTTAAATTATGCGGATTCGTCCAATGTAATCCGCCATTGAGACACAAAGCGCCGCGTGTCGCCCCCGTCGTCCCAACCTGTATTCACAAGGTCCAGTTTGGTATCGACCCAAGTGGCCCCGGTGACTGTGAGCGAGTACCATTCAAGCGCCTCGCGGGTGGATGCCCAGAGCGTCAATATGGCGTCCTCTGCACTGGCCGCTGCTGTTGCGCGCGCGTAACCGTCGATCTGAACGACGAATTCACCGCCGCGCTTTTGGTTCGTATTCCACGCGCTTTCTGTCGATTGGACGATGACGACATAGGGGAACGGGGAGAGGCTTTCGCCCTTCGCGTCTTGCGGGGCCTTGGGCGACCATACCGGGACGCTCAACTGCGCATCCAGCCGCGTGTAGAGCGCCTGACGTAGCGCCTTGTATGTTGGTGCTGCCATTAGAGCGCACCATTTATTGCGCGCTCAAGACGCGCTCTGAACTTTGGCCGCATCTTTTCAACCGCTGGAGTGAAATACGGGCGCGGCTCAAGGTTGCGCGATGGCACACCAAACTCAAGCGCCGCCGCATATACTAGGTTGCTGCCCACGGTCGCGGTGAATTTGTCAACCGCGTCAAAGTCGATGCTGTTGGCAAGGCGTCCGGTGTCGGTTGCTGGTGCCTCGTCGGGGGCAGATGCTTGGTGAGTTCGTGTCGGGTTTGTTTTCTCGTAAACGATACCCGTGGCAGGCCCGCGAATGACACGCTGCTTCACGTCGCCTTGAAGGCCAAGAGCGGATGATGTGACCGCCTTAGCGACACCTTCAAGCACATCAGCAGTTGCGTGGCGCATGGCCTCGATCAGTTCACGGTCGCCTGTGATTTCGAAATCCGTCATAGCGCCACTCCGACCTCTGCCGTGATTTCCAACCAGCGATCTGCTAGATCCACGTTATTGACGAACCGGATGTTGTACGCCCGCGACCGAATGACGACGCGGTCGACCTCGGTCAGCCCGTCATAATACCGCGTGACGATTTTATGCGTGGACGTTGCTGCCGAGCGTTGTGACTGCCACCGCTCGCTGCCGCTCATCGCCGAAACCATCGCGCGGGTAGGTGCGCCCGTAATTGTCGCCCACGTCTCTGTGAAGCCCCCAGCGCCGTCGCTGGCGCGCGTCATGCGCTCGAAGGTGACTGGCTCGCGGAGCATCCCGGAAGAATAATCAGAGCATTTACAGGCCATATTAGCGCGCCTTGTGAGTGCGAGTGATAACATAGCGAATATCGTAAACGTCCATCGTGCCGTTGGCTCGAATATATGTTGTCGCACCGTTCGTTGCCCATGTCGCCAGTTGATAACCTGCCACCGTGAAATTGATCGGACGCACCACGCCGGTGCCTTTCGGGAAAGAGATCAAGCTCCGGTAAATTTCCCCAACGCCGCCCCCGATATCGAACCAAGTTTCCGCAACGGTTGTGTTAACATTGGTTGGAAGCAGTTTGCATTCAAATGTAATTATAATGCCGTCACCAGCGCGCCCGGTTATTGTTGAGCCGTTGTAAAATGTTGTTACATCGTCAGGCATTTGCGTTTCGTTTGCCGTTCCGCCGTTGTTTGGAACAACGGTATTAGTGTCCGCAAGCACCGAAAAAGGAGCGCCTGAAGTATATTGGGTATCGACGTATTCCGCCCAGCCGGTGTCATCCGTTTGCAGCGAGGTGTTCGCCGTAGCAATCCCCGCGTCGATCTGCGCGCCGGTATAACTGGAATTATAATCAGCCATTATGCGGCTTCCTTAACTTTGAACGTGTTTCCGTTGGCTGTCAAAAGACTGTCGCTGCCCAATGGTATGAAGTTAACATAAACTTCGACTTCGCGCGTTACAATTACAAACGAATTGCCTTTAAATGACCGGGCAAAGAGCCGTTGACCAAGTGTCAAATTAAATAATGTAAAATCAATCGGCGCTTGGTATGTTTGCACGCGATGGGCTGGCGCATCAATCGCTGGCGGTGTTTGCGAGTTTTCAAAGTGCAGCAGGAATGACCCAGAAACGCCGCCCTCAACAAGCAAAATATTAGAACCGCCAGTGATTTCAGTCCATGCGCCTTCTGTTAAATCTATCCGCTGAGTAATCATTAGATGCGCGCCACCATGTACGCGCTAAGAAGCGTCTTTGCGCTGGTGGCCTCTGCCGCCTCGTTGCAATCGCCGCGATTGGTATAGAGCCACGCCGCCATGCGCTTGACCGCCGCCCGCAGTGCTGCCGGGGCGTCTGTGGCTGCATCGCCGTACCCAGCGATATAGTCGATCTGGATGGCATTGCTCGCGCGCAGAGCAACAGGCCATGACGCGCCGCGCTGTAGCGTGATGCGACCCGGCTTGCGGTATGTATCAACGTCGAATGTGCTGGCGATATTGACTGCCGTGCTGTTGCTGTCCTCGTCATAGACGGTCACGGTATCGACCGTCTGCAATGGGAAGCGGGGCAGATCCACGTCAGCCCATCCAGCCGCGCCATAGAGTTCAGAGATCGACCCTTGGCGCACGCCATCCCACCACGGCTCTGCATGGCTGGGCCAGCGATCTAGCGCCAGCTTCCACGATTGCGTGATGATTGCCAGCCCGGTCATTTCCTCGATCCACTCGCGCGCCTCTGCGATGAAGCCATTGGCCTCTGCGTCGGGCAAGCCCGTGGCGGTCTCATTGAGCAGCGTCCGCAATTCGTCTGCGGTGACTGGCTCAACAGCCGGGGCAGATGTTTGGACATGGCCGCGATATTGATAGAGCGACATGGGCGAGCGTAGGGCCATCAGGTTTTAGCCTTTCCCCGTGGGCGCCCGCGCTTTTTTGGCGGAGCCTTGGTTTCCAGATCAGGCACAGAGCCGATAGTGTCGCGCGGGTCATATGCCTGCGCTGCGCCCGCATCGATTGCCCATTGCGCCACCCGGCCATCGACTGCCGTGCCAAGCGGGAATGTGCGGACAGTGTGCCCATCCGGCGCGCACGTGAAGCCATCTGCGCGGGTAATTTTAGCCTGCATTCGTCTATCCCCTGTGCTTTATGACGGGGCGAACATGCCGCCCCGCTTTAAAACTCAGCTAATTAAGTGCGAGCAACCGCCGTGCCGATAAACGTAGTCGGCGCGCGGTGAGGCTTGTTGAGAACAGCCATGATTGAGATGTCAGCATCCGAACCAGTGGTGCCCGTGACGCTAATGCCCACATAGCGCTCAGAGCCTTTGTAGCCCATGCCGCCCGCCGTGGTATTGTCGGCACTGTCGGATGTGACAACAATGATATTTGTGGCGTCCACAGTATCTGTGGTTGCAACAGTGGTCGCAGCCGCCGCCGTGGTGTCTGCGCTCTCTTGCAGCGTCACGGTAAAGCCAGCAGCGGTGCCCGCGTCAGTAACGGTGTTGTTGACCACGACGATGGTTGCAGCGTCATAGCCTTGCAAGTCCACATAGGACGACACTGCTGGCGTAGTGCCCGAGACAGTGACATTGCCCAAATGGACTACGGTTTTGTTGTTTAGCATATCGCGCATCTCAGAAATCCTTCTATCGGCGCTTCAGGGAAGGCGGGCCATCACAGCCCGCCAGGTTGATTAGGCTTGAAATGCCACGATTTTCATCGCTTCGAAGTTGACCACATCGCCGCCCACACGCTTGGTTGTGTAGAACTGGATGTATGGCTTGCTCGAATAGGGATCACGCAGGACACGAATGCCGATGCGATCCACGATGGTGTACGCCTCGCGCCAGTCACCGACCGCAATCGAGAGCGAGCCAGTGGCTGGATCGGGCATGTCTTCAAACGATGCAACGGGATAACCGAGGATCGTCGCAGGTTGACCGGCGGCAATGCCGGGTGACCAGAGGTAGGAGCCATCGCTGTCCTTAAGTTTGCGCGTCAAGGTCGTGGTGGCCCGGTTCATGGCCCATACCGCATTTGCGCGGTAGGGTGCCTTGAGGCCGTAGAGGGCGCTGATAAGGATATCGCCGCCCGATGGAGCCGCAGCAAACGCACCATTCACGCCCGTATCGAATTGCTCGATAGTGCCGGGGAGAGTGGTGCCGTCGGTGTACGTCAAGAAGCCCCGAGGCTTGTTGATGCCGTTGCCAGTGACAAACGCAGCGGCCTCAGTGCGGGCAAATTTATCCGCGACCTTGGCCGACAACCACGCTTCCATGTTGATTGCAGCGTCATCAAGCAGTTTCTGCGTGGCCTGTGGCTTTGCAGAAAGTTCATGCGCGGGGATGCGGTAGCGACCGATCTGAGGCGTGTCTGTCTCGGCGCGGGATTCGGTTTCCCCGACCCACGATGCCCCGGCTTCGTCCAGATCATACAGCCCCTCAAGCGCATCGCTCGAAATGGTCTGCACAGTCGCATACGCGCGCATTGGCGAGGTCTCGTATACGCGCTGCACGATGCGGCCCGACATATCCGGATAAACGACATAGCCGCCATCTGGATCGGTGCCGACTGACAATGCTTTGTGTTCGTCAGCCGTAAAACGCTCTTCGCCTTTGCGCAGGAAGCGCCCGAATGCAGACGAGTATTCGCGCATTGCTTTGGCGTCGAAATCAACCTTGCGGTCACCCGAGATAGACACAGCCCAATCTCGGGCCTTGGCGTCAAGGTCAACCTCGTTGCCGTTCTGATCCGTCATCACGCGCTGCGAGCGCTTGAATGCCAAGGCAGCGTCGTCGGTGACTTTCTGGTACTTGTCCAGATCGGCCTCGATCTTTGCCAGCTTCTGCTCAAGCAGAGGATCAGCCGCGCCCTTGGTTTCGATCTCTTTGAGTTTTGCGTCGTTTGCCGCTTTGAATTCCTCAAAGCCTTTATTGACGCCTTCCACAGCCTTGATAAGGTCTGCGGGATTGAATTGCTCAGACATTGGCGAACGCCTCCTGTAATAGTCTGATACGGTCATGAAGCGCCTTGAGCGCCTCGGTGTCCGGCTCGACCTCTACATCGTCCCGATGATCGGCTAGGCCATTGAAACCATCAGCCGCGACGGCCTTGGCTTCGGTCTTGGAAAAACCTGCGTCCCGCAGGGCTTTCTCAAATTCTCTGATTGTGCGGATTGATTTCACGCTTGCGCGCGCATCATCCAGCATGGGGATAGTCACTGCGGAGATTTCCCACAGTTCGACTTCATCCAAACGGCGAACCCGCCCGCTGCCCTCGGCAGATGCTTGGATAGTGCGGTAGCCGATGCTCAGGCTGTCCATCGCGCCCATCTTGTAGAGAGCGATTGCCTCTGCGCCCTTGCCAACCTCTTTCGAGATCCGGCCCCGGACGCGCAGCCCGCGCTCGTCTTCCTCAACCTCATCCCAGACGCCGATTGGCTGGCTCATGTCGTGCTGCCACAGCATCCGAACCTTGCGCCCAGAGCCAAGGGATTTGCGAAACGCGCCCCGGCTGATAACGTCCATCCCGTTGTCCACCACGTCGAAAACGCTGGCGTACCCCTCAATGGTGCCGTCCTGATCTGGTTCGCGCTTCAACTCGAAGGCGACTGATTTTGTCTGCATTGTCATTTGGTAGCCCTTTAAAATCCGTCGTCCACGATGTAGGAAACGGCACAGCGGCAGTTGATGCTTGCCCCCGCTGGTAGTGATCTGTCGCCCGGATACATGGCATCTATGGTGCCGCCCGGTGCTGGCATTTTGAACGGCTCGTCACGCTCGACAATTTGCCCGTCCATGCTCAAGTGATCGTATTTGTCGCCTGCCTCTGCGCCGCGCGTTCGTTTGTCAGAAACGGCCAGCCATTCTTTTTTTAGCGTCAGCCCTGTGGCCTTCGCTGCCTCATTCGCCCCGTAATTCGCCGCCCCGTGTGTCTCTGTTCGCGCTATCAGAGCGCCGCGCCAGCGCGAGATTGTCGGCACTCGGCGATTGATGTTTTTCGCTATCTCAGAAACGCCAAGGCCCTCTCCCTGCCCACCCATAATCACCGAGATGATGCTGGTCCGTGTGAATTCCGATATGCTGGTGATGCGCCGCCGTATCGCCTCTGCGCTGATCCATTC